GCCATATCGAACATCCAACCCTTATTACGGATATCAGACTCGATCTTAGCAAAGTCCATTTCAACTTGAAGACCCTTAGCATATAAAGGGTTCTTTTTGATGATAGCACTAGCTTCTTTAATAAGTTCTTTGTATACCTTGACGTTAAGTTCTACGTCTCGAATACAGTAGTTAAGCATCTCATCTGAGTACTCACTGAACTTATCGAATGGTAGCTTAGGATAGTTAAAGTAATTACCCCATCCCTCAAGACCATGCTTGTGTTTACGCTTATACTGGTTAGTCTGTGACATAATCCATGTATCAACTACCTGTTGGTGGTCTTTAGGTACCCACCCACATAGATGTTTAAGTACAGGGATATCATAACCAATAACGTTATGACCGATAATGACATCAGCACTATCTAACTCAGCTAAACCTTCTTCAATCACAGAGTCTACATGACCTGTCTTTGAAGAGTAAGACTTAACATCACCCGTATCTGGGTTAACTAACACGAGCATCCAGATCTTATCTACTTCAGGTAAGAATCCGTTTGTCTCAATGTCAAAGACGTATTTCTTTTTACTCATAATAATTGTGTACCGAACAGTGTGTAATAAGGTAGCTCTAACATTCGAGCTTCCATTTCAGCAGGATCAAAGAAGTAAACTTCACGTTCACTTTTCTTATCGTATTCAACCTTTACGTTGATACCTTTACGACCCGTAATGTGTTGATAGGCATGTACAAACTCATGCATGATAACACAGATAAACTGCATCATGACATAGTAGTTACCTTCCCAGTCATTTAGCAGTGGGTCTCGTGTTTGAATAAGGATTTTACCCTCATCATCGTCATAGATAGTAACGCCATTAGCCATACCTACATGGTAGTTATAGTCAATAGGGTCTGGGTATTCAATGAAACAGATTTGAACCTTAAAGTTCTTATCTAGAGGTTTAACATTGAATCGTTTACAATAGTCTTTGAGACCATCAAGAAAGATTTTCTTAACGATCTTTTCTACATTAGGTAAACAAGAAACTTGTACCGATACTTTATTTGTTGCCATATTTAATTTGGTAAGAAGGTGTTTCTGCAATAGAAACGTTGGGTGAACCTAGTTCATTTAGCTCCTTAGCCATAGACATAATAAGCTCATGCTGCATTCCAGCCTGTTCTTCAGCGTCATATAGTTGAGAAGCAAGCTTCCAGTTGAGCCAGCCCAACCAGAGTAATGCACCAGAAAGAATGATGATAGAGAAAATATAAGGGCTATCGTCCATTAAATAAGTCCTGTGTGTCGTAGATCTTGTGGATCAAATAATACGTTATGAATGTCTGCTCGATTAACTACCACCCCAATTCGTTCCAAATATCGGATGCCGTCCGTACATTTATATTCGGATTGATACACCACACGATGAATGCCACTAGCGTAGATAAGCTTGCTGCAATCAATGCAAGGGGAAAGAGTACAGTAGAGAGTAGCACCCGAGGTAGAAAGGTTAGAACGAGCCACTTTAGCAATGGCATGAGCTTCCGCATGCAGAACAGGGTTAGATTGTGTGTCATTGTCAGTACCTCTTGCAGTACCGTTATAAGAAAATGAAATGATGTTATCATCTTTAACAATGATAGCACCTACCTTACGGTCTTCTGCATATGATTGTTGTGCAATCAAGTTACAGATAGACAGATAGAAGTTATCGTAATCAGTTTGGGTCTTCATGGTAGTCATATTCCATTTCAGAGATTTGATCTAGGATATAATCAAGGAGTTCTTTTTGTCTAGCAGTTTGTGGTTGTTCAAAGATAACGGTAACATCAACAGTACCGTTCTTAAGGTCAACGATCATAATAAGCCTTCCATTTATTCCATGTAGTCATCTTAGCGTCATAGCAGTCTTGAATAGTTACTCGATCAAGATCTAACTCACGAGTAACTTTATGTAGACAGTATTGTAATTGACCAATCTCTTCAGCTAGCTTTTGTTTGTTACTAATCCCATCTACAGGTGACTTAGTATCTAAACCAAAGCGAAGTACTTTCATAAGGTTCTGAGATACTTCAGAGCATTCTTCTGCAGTGGTGTATAGTGTGTACTTGTCCATTAAAAGCTTTCTAGTTCAGTGATTTCTACTACTTGGTAGCTCTCACCTTTATTAGGGTAAAGGTTTTGATGCTCAATTAAATTGTAAATTGTGTGTTGAACTTGTTCCTCATCATCACATTCAAGATAAAATACAGTCGTTACAGCATACTTGGCCATACATTTCCTTAGATTTAGCGATAGCTAAAGCTATCTCTTGGTTGTTTCTATTAGGTACCAGCTAAACTTTTTCTGATTTCATCTAGTGTAATCATACTACGACCTACTTTTTCATATAGGTTTTCTACACAATAATTGAAATAGCGTTTATCATCTGTTTGTTTTGTATGGTATAGCGGGTTAAAGTACTCACGGATTGTTTCATAGTGTACATGCCCATGTAAATTAACCTTACCTCTGAGTTCATCAGGGTGAATAGGTGCATGAGACAACCAGAACTCTTTATACTTCAGTAACCCATACACCTCTTTAAAGTACTTAAGATACACTGACGTATTAAGATTATCATGGTTACCTCTGATAAGGTACTTTTCTCCATTAAGACTAGCAAACGAATTAATAGTATCCATAGTAAAACAGGCGTCACCAAGAACATAAACAGTGTCTCGTTTAGTTACAAGGTTACGCCAGTCTTCTAGGATTTTATTACGATTATCTTCTTCAGAAGTAACGTGCTTACGAAACTTCTGAATGTTCTTATGACCGAAGTGTAGGTCTGAACAGAACCAAACATTACTCATTACATATCCATCTTATCTCTAAACCCTAGGAAGATAGGGTGTCTTGGTTTGTCTTTGACTCCGATCGGGAAGTGTTTGTATTTAATAAAACATCCAAGCAGATTTGATTTATTCTGCCAGAATAATAATCGATCTGACTGATCAAATCCAGAACCGATTTTAAACTCAATTCCGTCATTGGTTTTACAGATGAATGCTCCGAGAGTTCCTTTCCCAGACATTCCAGACTGTTTAGTTGATCGTTTAGTTCTTCCGAGTTCATTAACTTCTGCATCGTTTCCATTGTGCATTTCCTCTTCGAATCCAATGATCTCAGCTTCAGCATCTTCAAAACGCTTTAGCTTAAATGAATTAGCTTCTTTAATAGTACAACGACCATACTTATATTTACCAGTAGGGCTACGTAAGATAATACCCTCATAACCCTTATCTAGTACTTGCTCTTCAAGCTGTAATACATGATCAGCATCTGTTGCTTTCATATGGATTACTTTACGGTAGTTATCTGGTACTCTGCTAGGATCAATGATACCCTCAACTCGTACAATATATGGACTAAGTGGTGTATCCCAATCATCAAAGTGATAAAAGAAAAACTCACCTACTTTATCATGAGACATGACAAAAGAGTTAGTATCTCTATACACAGTAGGTGAGGTAGGGTTACCAACAATAAGCTCTCCATCCATACCCTCTAATTCAAGAGAATACTTATTAGCCCATGCTTGAATAGACTTATTAGGAATAGGTTTAAGGGTACGTGATAGAGCTACACCGTTCTTAAACAAACAACGAATACCATCTAGCTTAGGTGTTACATAGATAGGGTACTGTAGTGTGTTTAAGTCAGGAGTTTCCCGAGGTAGAAGCATTGGTTTAAAAGTCATTAGCACACTCTTTGTCAATCATACCAAACATAATTAAGATATTCTTCACTTCTGAAGGTAAGAAGTATACACCATCATAATCAATAAGGTTAAAATGTTTATCAAACCATAGTCCACCAGATGACTCATCTCCTAGTTCATTATGTTCGAAGCAACCATACTTAGCTTTACTGTCGATATCGATGGTGTAGTTCTGAGTACCCATCTTGATGTTGAAATTATACGCCATAACGATTTCCTGAAAGGTTATTACTCATGTTGTAGTACAATGGACTCATTCTTGTTTTAAGATCCAACAAGAGTTTGGTCTCAAGTTCATACATATCTTGGGCAGAGCCATACGCAAGGATAGTACGAATGAATCTTGTTGGGGATGCATGATAGTCTTCAAGGAAAGAATCTGAGGAGGCGATATAACCGTCATCAGGGGTTCCCTTGTGAGTACCAATATATTTCCTGTCGTCATCTTTATTTGTCCACATATAAACAAAAGCTTCCGCTTGATCAGGCGTATGATCGGTAGACACTTCTACCATATCTTTACCTTCAAGATGATTCTGCCATAGCTCTTTGACATAGGCTACCATCTGTTTACCTTTAGGTGCTTCCCAAAGTACAATGAATGACTGTTCACCTTCGTTCTCACAAAGGAATTCATACACCCATTTGTTGTAGAGACCTGTATAGTCGATATCATCTACCTTAATACGGATCATTTGTTTACCTGAGTCAGACAGGTATTCTTCAACCTCTTGAACAGTACATTCATAGATGTTAAAGAACTTGTCTGACCCGGCAACGAATTTCTTAACTCGTTTTAAGTGGTTCATTTCAATTCGTTTAGTTTACCAATAATAGTACCGTCACGAAGCAAGATTTGTAGACATCGTGAGTACCAAATAACCTTACCTAGCTCCTGTTGTTCAGAGTCTTTCTTACCTAGACGCATCATGTATTTGTATACTTGACCGATCAAGTGAGCCTTAAGGCCATCTTTACCTAGAATAAACTCCATACACTCAATGTACTGGTAGTTACCAATGATACCTTGGTAGTGTTGTGGGTTAATATGGTCTTTAGTATCACCTAGCCGTTGGTCCTTAAGCCATTCTTTAGACTCATTAGTTTGAAACCATTCCTTAGCTTCTTGTGTAGGTGATTTAAGCATACGTTCCCTTTCTTCAATCCATGTTGGTGTCATTGTGTCAAAGTAATCTTTCATCAGTAAACATCTCCGTTCTCTTTGATTTTAAGATCTTCATAGGGAGCAGCTACTCGCCGATAGAACTCTAGCTTTGCTCCCTCTAAGGCACCGACTACATCGTTAATTGTTTGATAACATTGGTCATCCTCATAGTAGTCTCTGATAATAGTTGTGATAAGGAAGTTAAGTTCACCAGCAGTAGTTGGTGGGCGGAAACCTTCTTCAAGAGAGTTACGATCGTGCTTATTAATGTATG